GGCTCTTTTACGGGCTCTTTTACGGGCTCTTTTACGGGCTCTTTTACGGGCTCTTTCGCTTGTTCCGGTTCATTAGGTTGTTCCGGTTCATTAGGTTGTTCCGGTTCATTAGGTTGTTCCGGTTCATTAGGTTGTTCCGGCTCGGGGTCTGTCTTTACTTCCGGCGCGGTTTTCGCTCTACGTCTAGCGGGTTTTTTAGGTTCCTCCTTTTCGGCTTCTTCCTTCTCGGCTTCTTCCTTCTCGGCCGCTAGTTGTTCCTTGACGGCTGCAATTGATTCGGCAATACTTTCCTTTTTGAAGTCATTTTGCGGCTCCGTAACAGGCGCTTTCCCTTTGGGCGAATGTTCTATTGCCTCGGGTTCCAAAGACCCGTGTACGGGTTCTATTGCAGTCCCTGCGTTGATGTTAGCAAGGTTGTTGAGATACGCGGCGGTTGCCTGTAACATACTCGGGTTCTCGTTCTCGGTGTTCAGTTCAAAGTTAATTCTCATTTTTCCTCAAATTTTAAAAGTTTATCTAATACTTCGTTACGTGATATACGTATTTTCCCGGCTGCATTTTCAAACCTTGTCAGATTTCTGATTTGCAGCTGATAACGGATAGCGTTTTCGGTGCAGCCTACTAGCTGCGCCGCCTGCGCTACTGTCAGCAATTTGTTTTCTTCTTCTTTGGTCTCCATTCTCTTTTTTTAGTTCTAAATTCTCCTTTTCTTGAAAAAAGATAATCACTAAAGGCCTTTTGGCGCGCTTGCTCGTAAACGGTTAGGTACTTGTCGGCGTTAGGGATGATAAAGCCGCGGATATTATATTCAAACTTTTTTCCGCCTTCTTCTTCCTTTAGTTCCTTCGAGAATACCTCCGCTATGGAAACCGCGCCAGGGCGGCCGTATAGCTCGTTTATCTCTTTCAGATTAATACATTCAAAGATTCGCTTTTTTACCGTGTCGTAGAAAAACTTTTCTAGTCGGTAAATTTTTAAATATCCCATATCTAGTAATTATTTGCGCGATTCTCCGGGCCTTCCGGAATAGTGCGATAAAGTTTAGTATGGCTTACAGTTCTTTTGCGAAAAGGATTCCGGCTTTATAGCTTCAATTAAGCGGATACCGCACCGGATTTTCAAATGAATTGGGATACCGTCCGTGTTTCCCTTCTAACCTCCTTTGGGTACGATTGGCGAGGCTCTCATTTCCTTATCGACACTACAAAGATACGGCTTATTTTTGAACTACAAAACATTTTGAGAAAAAACTTTGTAGATTTAACTACGATTAACGTTTCGGGGCGGGGTGTCACAGGTGAAAACAAACGTCACAGGTGTTTATTCCACTTAATGCGCTGATAATCATAGGGTTTAGGCCTAATGTCACAGAATCACAGATGTTTTCCTATTAGTATAAAACAAGAATATGTGATATACGATTTGATATATATTAACATTTAAAGCCCTTTTTAATTTTATCTCTATATAATATATCTATGACATCTATGACATTAGGGTTAAGTACCATTATTTCAACGAGTTAGGCGTCACAGTAAAAAATCTTTAATTAATGCCGCAAAAAGTTTGTAGCTTGATAATCAGCTAGTTAAGTGCCGCAGATGAGTGCCACAGATGATTTTATTTGTAAACATTTTTAGTCGAAAGTGGCTGAAAACCGTACTTTCACATCGGAACGCGGATTTTTGTTTGATGCGGTTGCGTACAGTTTCGGCCGTCCGATTCGGAAGAAAAGGAATTTCTTTTGCTTCGCGTGGGTGACGACGTCTAATGTATCAGTACTATGTACGGCTATTTTGGTACTATCCGGAAGGCTCTCCACGTTGATAACGTTCCAACCGTCATTATAATCAGCGGTTCGCCGCACGCCGGAAGAGTCTATAACGGTCTTAACTACCGTGTCTATCTTCGTAATCGTCTCGGTTCTCGTTACGCCCTGCAATTCCTTATTCTTTATCCCTAGCTCGCGTACCTTATTATTAAGGTCTGCATTGAATAACTCTAGTTCGGACTTCTCTAGGGACAATCTGCGCGCCTGCTCGGCATAATCTCCCGCGGTTGTCCTGTACTGCCGCGCCTCGGTATTGATAGCCTCTATATTGCTGTCCAGGCGGGCCAATTCTTTTTTCTGCTGCCATACCTTCCGCACGGAGAAGAATAACAATATAGCCGCCAATGAGACGGCTAATATTAATGCTTGGTTTAATCTGCTCATAAGTGTAATACCTGTTTTTTAACATTATTCTTATCGTATGAAATATGCACCCACTTGTATTTTTTCTCGTCGATGAGTTGACAAAAAGGTAGGTTCAGTTCGCGCGCTAGGTCAAACAGCCGCTTGTTTTCTTCCTGGCTTCCCGCGGTTATGTCTGCGGCCTGGCCTTTTTGGTGTTGAGACGTTTTTACGCCCCCTACGGAAGCGTTCAGCTTCGGCGACCTATAACCGCTAGTTACCGTTATAGGCTTCCCGTACGCCCTCCGTAACGGGTCCAATACGTTATTTATCAACTCCCTCATATTCGCTTCCGCTTCCCTCGTCGGTGTGTTGTCTATCTTCCTGGCTTCCGCCGTCGTCGACCTTGTCAGCTCCTCTATTGTGAAAAACTCCATTCTTTAAATTTTTAATGAATTCTATATACTTAGTATTAATCAGCGTATCAAGCACGGTTATAAACTCGTTATCCGGCTGTATCAGTTTGAAATTACGGATAATGTTCTTCGCGTACACAAGTGCGAACAGCGTCGTCAATAACCGTAATATGTGCGTATAGTCCCCTTCCGGCTGTATCAGCCTCGCCGCCGCCGCTGTGAATGTTATCACTATCGCGGCTATCGCGTACTCAAAGAACGCATGAAAGGCTTTCCGGTGTGAGTAGGGTTTTCCCGCCTTGAGGTCCGCCACAAGGCCCACAAGGAAATTAAGCACTCCGAAAAGTACGATGAGTACAAAAAATGTCATAACGTCGTTGGTTACTGACATGATAAAGACTATCACCGATATTCGCGCCGCGTCTAGTACTCCGTCCATTATCACCTTATTAAACATATTCTACTCTGTACTCGGTTACAATCACAAGCCCCCTTCAGTAGACCGTCTTTCTGCAACTTCGCCAAAAGCGGCTCTATAAATTGGTCGGCCTTCCCTCGTTCCGCCTCGAATCTTTTCGCCTTGTTAACGTCCGGAAGTACATAGCTACCTAGATAGTTCTGTATCTTAACACCGCTTGCTGTGCTGTTCTGTTCGCTCGTCTGCACGTAGCGCGCGAAAGCGTAATAGCATATAACGGTATCAAGTCCTGTATATTCGTCGTTATCCGGCTTGTATTCTGCCGGGGTAGCCTCGTATGTCATACATAGTTGGGGCTTGACATCTAGTTGGTCGGCCTCATAAAATGCCTTTTCCAGGTCGGCGTCTTTCACGTCCGCCGCCAATGAAAACAATGTCCTTAATCTTGCAATAGGATAAGCCATACTTATATAGTTTGTTCGCCCGGGTCGGTAGCTGCGGTATCCACTGCGGCGCCTTCCAGGTTGTTATTAATACTAGTCATCTCCGTATCGACGTCAAATATATACGCCAGGTCGCGCGATATCCGTTCTCTAACACGGGAAAGTGAACGCCTGTACACTTTCTGCATCTCCTTAACCACTTCACCGGACGCGTTCGCAAAATTGATTAGCGACGAGTCAATTAACGGGATTGGAATTGTATAGCAAGCTATCGCGATATCTTTCCGTAATGGTTCGCTGTACTTTTCGTACAGGTCCGCATCAATAGGCGTGCCTACCTGTTCAACTCGTATAAACGGCTTGTCTGTTATCCCTACGGCGGTGTCTCTTACCGTCAGTACGGCCCCGGTACCCTCTACGCCCATCATATTTGTAATCGCTTCCCGAAAATCATCTTGTTCACGGTCTGATTCAAAATCTCCGTGTGTCACAATGCTACACGCGTGGAACCCTCTAGATAATACGTTCTCAACGTACAGTGCATTCCCTCGTTCCGCTGCCATTTCCGGCTGTACCGCGTGGAAAGGGCTAATAGGATAAGGTACACGGTTAGACAAGTTGCTGTAATACAGTTGTCCCGGGTGGTTCTCGATACCCCCGTATTCCTCGCATTCCGCCGCGAAATTTTCCGGGTTGAACGTGGGGTATATGGTGCCCTTCTTGCTATTGGTGTCCTTGAGTGCGGAACGGTCCCAATTATCGAATACCAACCATTTGTCAACGCGGCTATTATCCTTATAATTTTTATTGAGTACTGCGCGGACATAACCGAACGGAACCGGATACACCGCTTTCGGCTTGAAATCTCCACCGTATTGTACAATCAGCGCAAAACCTCTGTACTTGGGGATATCCTCGCCTATAAATTCTAATATGTCGTTCATATCCTGCCCGTGGTCGTTTGTCATACGTGCAAATGCCTCAACGGCGAACCCTTCGCAAACAATATTCTCCGTAGCTTTTGCCACGCACGCCGTAGCGGTCTTACTAGCGTCGATAAGGTTAGCTATCCTTTGCGGGTATAGGTTATCCGCGTCATAGCTAACAACCCCTTCCGCCTGTCGCGGAAGGAGGTTAATAGCTTTTCGGACCGCTAGATATATTCTTTTTCCGTCTATCATGTCCTCTAGATTAGTTATTCGAATTCTGAAATGTCGGCTGCTGCCGCTTCTGCTGCTGCCTTGTTGGCGGCTCTGGTAGCTGCGGCCTTTTTCGCTGCCTCACTACGTTTTGCGGCTGCTTCCGCTTCCGCGATTTCTTCCGGTGTCGGCTCGGTCTGTTCCGGCTCGGTCTGTTCCGGCTCGGTCTGTTCCGGCTCGGTTACTTCCGGCTCGGTTACTTCCGGCTCGGTCTGTTCCGGAATATCGATAACCACAGCGTCCAGGTCAATAAAGTAATCTTTATATTCCGGGTTCGCCTCCATTAGTTCAACGGCTTTTGCGTCGCTGCAATTAAATGCACGGTATACCTTCCCGTCCTCGTATGATGTAATCGACAAGTCCGGTTTCATCACGAAGCGCGTGTGTTTCCCGGTCAAGTACTCGTTCTCATACCATTGGGCGGCGAACTGTCTGTCAAAGCCACATGAGGCTTCTAACTTTAGATTAGTCATCTGCACACACAGCGCTAAAATCTGCCCTATATCTTGTAATCTTTCCATTTGTAATTAAATTTTAATCTGTTGTTACACTTTCGGTGTCTTTAGCCCGTTATAAGTGGCTTGTGATACTGCTAACATTCTGTCGCCTCCTGCGGAATCCGGTGTTTTCAACGTCACTTGAACACGTCCGCCCGCTGCCGAATCGCCCGTAATTTCGGAGCATTCCAGACTGGACAGAAGCCCGTACACGTAATACTGGCCTAACGTTGTTTTCGTGAATGCCACATAAGAGCCATTCTGCAACGCGTCAAGCACATACACAAGTGGGGGCCCGTCAGTGGACCCCCCGTTTGACAAGATGTTCACAATAACGGTATGTTCCTGCGCCGTCGCCATAAGGTCGTTAATTCTCGCCGCTATCGCGACGCTAATCGAGTTGTTAATGCTGGTGACTACGTACCCTTTTGTGGTAGCTTTCATAGATATCGTAGCCACCCCGCCGGATTCCGCGAACGAACTTATATCGTCATAATTGACTAATATAAGTTCGTCAACTTCACCAATAGCCAGGGGACTATTCAAGCTTTCACAATAATATGTAATATCGCTAGATAATTTTTTAAGACATGCCATAATTACCTCCTTTACGCTACGATAGCGCCTGTTCTTAACGTTGTATATGTCGTCGGGTTGAAGTGTGCGCGCTGCTCACCTATCACGTTTTCCGGCGTTGATAACGTTATTGTTGTAAACCCACCGTTTGCGTTGGCCTCTTCTGTGTAGGCGGACATATTAAGCCCGTACACCAGCCCGTACACACGGTATATATTTTTCTCTTTCATCTTAGCGACTGCCACGAACCGACCGTTTAAGATACGGTTCACAATATCCGCGCTATTTTGGCCCTTTCCGTAAATCGTAAAGGTCACGGAATCAGCAAGGGCAGCGGGCGCATTGTCATTTACGCGCGCCTCGGAAGACGCGTTAACGCCCTTCTTATTAGACTCCACAAGGATAGCTTTGCCCCCGCTAGAGAGCGTTAATGTAGCTTGTCCGGCGGATAGGCTTTTAGTCGCGATTTCTGAATAGTTGATTAGCAACAATTCTTCAATGCCCGTGGCGCCCGCGTCGCAGTCCACTAAAATAGCTCTATTTAATTTTGATATACATCCCATAGTTATATAAGTTTAGCGTTAACTATTGTAGTCCAGGGAGCCGTATCTATTAGCGTCCGTTTCTCCCCTTTCGCATCGTCCGGCGTCTTTAGCGTGATAGAGGTAAAGCCCCCGTTCGCACTGCTGTCTGTCTGAATGTCAGAAATTTCCAAACCGCAAAGAGCGCCTAACATATTCCGTTTAGCGTTGAGGTCCTTATACGATACCGCCGCCATAAACCGCCCGTTCATAAGGGCGTCAATGATTACCGTACCGTTAGCGGCCTTGTCATACAGTGTAATAGTCAATGTTTGGTCTATTCCGTTTGAAACGTCCGTAGCCTTCATTGCCTCCAACACTTTAACGCCATTTTTAACCATATCGACGGGAACTGTTTTAGCTCCCGCCTTTAAGGTTATGGCCGTTATCATATTCTCGGCTGATACAGTCATATTGGTAATGTCGGCGAAGTTGATAAGGTATAACTCACTTAAACCAACCGCGCCCAATTCGCAATTATACTGTATTGCCTTGTTTAGTGCTTTTATACAAGCCATAATTTTAGTTGATTTTAATTGGTTAAACTGTTGCCGCTGTACACAGTTTCATGTACTGTGGAACGGCTAGCATAGCATCAGCAGCGAATACAGTAGTACTGTAATACTTGCGGTCTTTCGCGTCCTGGATAAACGGCGCAATCGTCAGACTAGAGTCTTCCAATGCCAACTGAATGTTTGTTTTCGGAGTGAACGCAATGAATGATTGCACGGTTAACGCGTCACCCTTCGCGCTGTTGGATACGTGGCGCAACTCGTTGATTTTGTAACCCTCGAAGTAGTACGCGGGTTTTCCGTCCTCCATGTTAGCCTGTGCCAGGTTGTTATCTTTCGACTGCACGATATTCTTGTACGCGCGCATAACGTTGCTGGAAACGAAAAATTCGGAGTCGTTCAGTTGGTCCGGGCGTTGGTTGTCGATACACCATTTCAGACAGTCCAATACGCTATCCTGGTCGGAGGGTGCCAATGCCTTGATAGTCTCGGTTGATGCCTGCATCTGCTTGATGATACCACCATTTTTAAATACTGTGTATTCGCCCGCGGTATCGGAAGTTTTCAAACCGTCCAACCATACGAGACGCAACATATCAGCCTCCAACACTTTCAAAATCTCGCTCTGCATGAATGCGGCCAACTGTGTTTGGTCGAAGTTGTCAGAAAGGTGCACACCCTTCGCCACCATTTTACCCCACAAGTCTTGCAGACATACCACAATAGGCAATTCGATTTGCGCATGGTCGTAATACTTGACTTTGTCCTGCACCGCGCTGTACTTGTACTCGCTGTCGCAACCTGCTGAACGTCTTACCGCCTTGTCGGTCGCTGTGAATGTAAGAATAGGTTTTCCTTTCTCAATGCCGGCAAGCACCGTTACGCCTGTGGAAAGTTCCCCTTCCAGACCAAGCGTCAAGGAGATAACCTCGGATAAACTGTCAATGTTCAGTTTGTTTAAATCACTAAATGTAAATGCCATAATTTTCTAGTTTTTTAGTTGTTAATTAATTATTTAGCGCCATTTTTTGCGGTTCTCCAAGAATGCCTTTTGAACGGCTTCACGGCTTAATTTTGTTTCTCCCTTGTTTTCCTCGGTTGTAACCTCGGTCTTTGCGGGTTTCGGAGTTCCGGACTTGCGGTTTAACTGTGTTTTCAGTGCGGAAATTTCTGCCTTCAACGCGGTTACTTCTGCCTGTACTGTTGCCAGTTCTTCCGGTGTCGGTGTTTTCTTCTCTTCTTTGCCCTCGGGCTTTTCGGTATCTTTCGCGAGTTCTTCCGGTTCTTCCGGTTCTTCTACTTCGATATCCTTAACGCCTGCAATTACGCCGCCTTCAACGACCAGAATAATATCCCCGTCCGGCGTGGTGATTTGGTAATCCCCGTCCGGCGCCGGGCTTCCGTCCGCCAAAGTAACGGCGTCGCCTACCTGCACCTCGTCACTAGCAGAAGATACCGTAATCTCGGTCCCGTCTGATGTGGTAAATGTTTCCGTGGCTAGCTTCGTTTTTGAAAGCATAGACACCAAACCTTTGAATGAAAATTTGCTCATCGTTTTTGAATTTTTAAAGTTATTGCTAAAAAGTGAACTAGTCGCCGCGGGAAGCCCCACCAAATCAGCGCTAAAAAATGCAGTCACCTCTGTAACTGTTGCCGTTCCCGTTTCATCATCGAACTTTTTAACGTCCATTTGATTGACGGATACCCCTAACAATTCCGGTTCCTTCTCAATCATGCTAACCATGAATGCGAATTCAGAGGGGTACGCGGTCTCCAATGCTTCCGACATAACAAGGTCGGCATATACCGCCGTGTCATCGCTCGTGAAGTTCTTGAAGTAGCCTATATACCCGTCCAACAAATCGGTACCGTTATGTGTACGGCGTGCGTGAATCGGTCGTTCGTTTCCAAGCGCTACAAGGGAAGGGAAGCTTTCGGCGGAAATAACTAATTTATAGTCTTTCCCGTTCTCCTCGATAACGTTTTTTGTTTCGCCCGCTTCGATTATTCGTAATTTTTCAAATGTTTTCATATAATTATATCAATTACGTGACAAAGTTATGATATTAAACTACATTTAAGGGGTTTTTTGCCTATCAATTAAATGCCCGCAGCCACCTGCACGCTCTGTGTGCGCTCGGTTTCCTCATTTATGTCCGTTACTGCGACCTGTGGTGCCGGAACGCGTGCGACCGAATCGTACATTATAGCGGCTAACTTGTACAGGCTGTCATCGGACAGGGCGAAATTAGACGGCATTTTTACGGTACCGTTGGAGCCTACCGAAATCTTGCCACCATTTGCGTAACGGTACACACTGGACGCGCCGAATGAACGCCCGCCATACTCCATATTAAGCGCTGATAGCGCGTTTATCGCTCCGGAAGCCTTCCGGTTAAGTATGTACATGTTCTCGCCTCCTTCGGCCTCAAATCGTTGCCCGTTGGAGCCTACGAACGTTACACCCCCGGCGGAATGGCTAGGGCCGTGAATCTGCCCGCCCTTCGCGTACTTCGCGGCCGGTTTGCGCACCTTAGTATCCGGTTCTTTCGTTTTCGTGATACTCATTACCTGCTTCATTCCGGCGGCTATCACGATTGCGGCCTGCGCTACGCCTAATATACCGCCTTGTGCCAACGCCTTCGAAGCGCCCAGGTACGTGTTTATCGTGGCCTGTACTACTGCGGCGGCTTTACCCGCGGCGGACTCCTCGCCTAGCAGCGTTGACAATTGCCCGGCTACATCGCCCGCCAGGGCTACACGCGCGTTCGCTGCGGCCTTCTCCCTCTGTGACTTGATTAGCTCGTAGCGCTCGTATATGCTGTCCGTCTCGGCTCCGATAGCTTCGGCGGCAGCTACCTCCATATCCCTCTGTGCGTTCAGGCGCGTCAACTCGGCTTCCAGGGAGTTACCTAACTTGATATCCTCTAGTTGTCTTTGGTTCTCAATCTCCATTGCCCGTCGGTCCCTCTCGGACTGTGCGCGGGCGTCTGTTTCCGCCTTCACTGCCGAGGCGAATTCCAATTGTAGCGCCTTGACGTTATTAAGGTATTCCCGCTCGCCAATAAGGTTTTGTTCCCTCTTGTACTTCTCGGCCTCTATCTGTGCGTTTATTACGCGTTGTTGCTCCTCAAGTGTGGCCGCTCCGTTCTTCAACTCATTCTCGGCTATCTGCAATTGCATCGCCTCGATAGCGTCCGCGTATTGCTTTAATACGGCTTGTTGCGCTTTTGTCCGCTCGTCCGCCGCTCTTTTCGCTGCGTCCGCCTCGGCTTTAGCTGCATCTTCCGCCGCTTTCCGGCGCGCGTCTAGTGCTGCCTTTATATTGGCCTGCTTCGCGGCTGCGTCTGCCTTCTCATATCCGGTTAATTGCCCGTATATTTCTTTCTCCTGTGTGGCGTAATTGGCGCGGGCCTGTTCGAGTGCTGCCAGGGCTTCCTGTTCCTTCCGCGCGTCCTCGTCTGATGTGTATCCGAGTTCGTTTTGCGCCTTGATTTGCTTGTATTTTGCGTCAAGTATCGCTACCTCCATGTCCCTAATAGCGTGCAGTTTCTCGGTAGCCTGCTCTAGCAGTTTCCGGCGTTCCTCCGTGGACTTGTTTTGGTCGGCCGCTAGGGTCTTTAACTCCTCCATTTCGCGCTTCATACGGGCCATTGGCACAAGCATATCAGTTTCCGCCTTGTAAATGCGCTGCATCTCCTTCTCTAGGGCGCTAGCAGATTTAGCCGCCTCTAATGTGGCATCCGATATAAGCCCTATCTTGTTGAGTAACCAGGTTATTTTTTCGGCTAACCATTCAAAGGCCTTTGCAAGCGCCGTGAACATTTCCGTAATGTAGTCCAATAACCGCCCTAGAATCGTTTGGAAGGGCGCAAAAGCCGCTTTTAGGCTTGTTGCGAGGTCGCTGTTCCTCTTTATCATCTTCTCGATAGCTCCGATAAGAGTTAACACGGTCGTCACGATAAAAAGTATAGGGTTCGCCTTCAATGCGGCGTTAAACGCCTGCACGCCTGTTATACCGCTTTTCATCACGCCGACAAGTGCGCCGGTTCCGCCGGACAGTCCTTGAGTCTGCATAATTCCGTCCTTGACACTTTCCGCATAGTTACCTACGTTCCGTCGGTTATCGCCTACGGACTTCTCTAGCTCTTTCAGTTTGTCGGATAGGGCTTTGGTTTGCTCTGTGAGTTCCACGCCTTCCTTGCTAGTAGTGCGCTGCGCCTCGGACATCTTGTTAAGTTCCGTGGTATTCTGCGCCAACTGTGCACGGAGCGCGTTAACGCTCGTGGCCTCGCTGTCAAGCAAGGTTTTTGTGCTCTTAATCTCGGCGTTGTTCTCCTTCTGCGCGCTCGCATTGTCTAACAAGGCTTTTTTCGTCTCTATCATTTCCTTGTTAAGCTTCCGTACTGATGCTTCGTACTTGTCTTGTGATACAAGTCCGTCCGCGTAATTTTGGTTCAATGCGTCAAGCGCCGATTTTTCCGTAGTATAAGCCGCTTGTAAATCTTTTTTGGTTTTTGCAAGCGCTATACTTTTCGCTATCAGAGCGTCGAGGCCCTTTTCAGCCTCGGACGTTCCGAAATTTAAGTCTAATAATGTTACTTGGTCTGCCATATAGTTAGCTCATTAAGTCTAATTTGTACAAAGATAGCTTGCAATCGCCTTTAGTTACGTCATATTCGCCTAAAGATTTTAGGTAAAACCACCCGCCCAACTGCGAAAAGTAATATGCGCGGTCCAACTTGAGGTTAATAACGTCGTTATAATCTAGTCGGGCCTTGATTTTAATCTGCATTCTAGGCGCAAATAGCTTAAAGTGTCTCTTTATGTAAGAGCGATAAATGTCCTCTAGTGCAGTCACATACGTAGCGGTCCCCCCTGCTGTAAACTTAGACGTTAACGCCACCTTTGGAAACGCCATAAAATTGTAGGCGAACGGAAGGCCGGACTTATACGCGTCCTTTACGGGCGTGAGCGTTCCGGGGCCTATTGAATAGCTGTACTTAACGTCCCCCACTTGGGTAACGAGCTGGTCCGCAAATTCATCGGGCGTCTCGATAGTGTCCACGCTAATAAACTTACTGCTCCAATCCTCTAGAAATTGGTGTCTGAACTTCGTCTTGTCCCGTATATTGATATTGATGATTGGTTCAATGCTCAATGTATTGTTGCGCCACTGTTTACGCCAATGGAACGCCGTACACAGGTCGTCAACCAATTTCCGGACGTCCGAATAGGGGAACCCTGTACCCGTTACTACTGTCCCGACTGCGGGCCTGTACGCACTTAACACTTCCGCGGCGCCGTCACCCAAATCAATGAGTTCTTCCGGTGCGTACCCGTCCGGAAACTTGAAACACGATACTTTGCTACCGCCTATAATACCCTTCACTATCATATACTTGTCCTTTGTCGGTGTGACGAAAACCACGTCATTAAGTGACGACCCGTACAGCCAAATACGGTCGGTCAGTCTTGAACGCGGGTACAATTTACCTCCGGTTAGGTTAGTACTTTCCCCCACTATATGCAGTTCCGGTAGCGGGTTGGGAATTGTAGCGCCTGTGTACTCCACTATCATGCGGATATCGCGCCCTACGCCGGAACGGAGATTGAACCCCGGGTTTTGTCCGTTTGGGGCCAGACCGAACAATGTAGCGTATAGTGCTTTCATTGTGTCGGATATTACAACCCGCGCGATACTAGGATAGATATACCCCCCGCGGCCCTTCGTATATTCTTCGGGAACTAATGTCATGTTACCGGACGCTACGTCATTATCCCACACGATAGACGAACGGAAAATCATAATGGTAGGCTTTAGCAGAGCCGCGTCTATCGGTTCGGGAATAGAGGCGCCTTCGTTATTCTTCGGTGTCAACTTCGGAAAAGTACCCTCTTTCCATGTGATATGGTCGTTGATAACCTTTTCCAGGTTGACGACCCTAGTAGCGTTCAGCCACCCCGCAAACATCTGCTCCACCTGTACAAGAGGGTGTTGCAATCTTATTTCCTCGTCGCTCCACTTCTTCGTATTCTCGACTAGTGATATGTTATAGTTTCCGCCGTTGTACGTTACTTTGGCGTAGAACTCCACGTCATACCCCATGTATTGAAATGGAAGGCTGTGAACGAATAACTTACAGTCGTAGAATACACACTCGTGGAACCCCTGTTGTAGGTTCTTGAATATGCGGTCATTGTTGGCGCTTCTCGGCACCTTGATAGTAGCCGAGAATGCCACACTGTCACCTGTCATTGTGACGGGTGATATATTGTTCACCGTGAGTTTTACGGAGGACCCCGAGAGGCCCTCAACGTAATTTCCGTTAATCCTTAATCGTACTATATCCATGTTAACCTGTTTGTTCGATTCTTATAATTATATCCGTTATTCCCGGTCTTTGGAACCTAATCTCCGTACTCCGTGCCGCGCCTGTGGCGTTAGCCGCTAGATTAATAGTAAATCTACGTATATACGGGTTCCCCGCGTGTGCTTCCGTAGATTGCAAGCTAATCCAACTATCAAGACGGAAGAATGAAATCTCATCACGTTGATTAAGTTTTTGCGCTTGTACATCTACATTGAAAGTAAGGTCACCTTTTCCGATTACCCACACAGGCGCTAACCTGTTCCAATGAGTATTGGTAGATATCACCATAGCGTCCGCGTTGGCAAATTGACCTATTGATATAGTCTTACTCACCCCTGTAACACTCATTCCTATGTGAAGCGAACGTGTAAAAAGGCACCAATCTAGCATAATGCGGAACTTATTAAGCTGAACGCCGTTTACCGTCAAGTTGTCAATATTATGCAAGTACATTTGTGGCGGCGGGCTCATGGCGGGCGTCTCGGACGCGGCCGTTATCAACTCGAAGTAGTGCATACTTCCGTCGGAGGCTTCTGCCGGGTTCCAACTAGCGTACACGAAGTTAGCAGCCGCTCCACTGTATGCCCGTTGGAATACTACTACCGTACCGAGGACTTTCCCCGTCGGGACGTGTTTAATTCTAATGCGCGCAAACCTATCGACATTTGCGCCTGTACCCGAATTTACTGCCATATTGAATACTAGCTTGGCATTAGGTTCTACACGTACTATCCGGATATTGGATATAAAGGCCTCGTCGCATTCCCCCACCATAGCGGTGTACGGAATACCGGAAGTGAACGTAAACTCATTATCATTATGTGCGTTCCCGTCATATGCATACATACCTTTTCCCACCCATGTGAAATCGTTCGGGAAACGGTCTACCGGACAAGCCACGGACTGCATAACGTTCACGTCTGCTAGCTGTCCCGTAATATTGTGAGTTGTACGGATAATGCACGAGCGAGGAACGCCGCCCGATTCCGGTAAGTTACGTGCGGGTTCTACATACACGCTGCCGCCGTCCTGGCCTAGGCTGCTAGCGTCTAGGTTAGCCCACGCGCCAGCCGCACCGGACATGTTTTTCACCTGCAATGTACCTCGTCCCTCTGTTGCGCAACTAACAGTGAATGGCTTTAATTCGCCTTCCGGTGATACGGGTAGGAACTTCGGCGTAGCATTCACCGCGGGGGCACCGTTCTGAATAACCGTAATGGTGCCTAACACATTAGCGGTTCCGGCTCTGTAATATGTTAACGTTCCGGTTCTTTGCGTGGTGTTTGGGTTAACCGCTCGGTTTGTCAGTGTCTGAACTGCGCCCGGTTTCCCATTACCCCCCGCGGGTTCCACGACGCCCAACCAATCTACACGAGGCCGCAACTCCCAAAAAATGTTGCTCGTCGTGAAATGCCCGCCCAAATCGGCATAATACGGGTACGTAAATGTTTTCGGTGTAAAATCAAACTGCACCGGAATAGCCGCGGGTGAGTCCGGTAGTACGGGTGAAACGTAATTATCTTGTAGTTCTGTTGTACGGAATCTCACTTGCTGTCTGTACGTGCGTGTGCTGCCGGACCACCGTGCGCCGGAATCGCTGACTACTTCCGCACGGAATACTTTGTACTGGTATTGGTTTATGCCCGGCATATTCAGTTCCATGATAATCTGTGATGATATCATCAACTGTTGATATACCGCGTATTTGTCCGGGCCATACTCCATGTTAACCGTAACTTCTGCCTGCTCCGTGGCGCCGCCTAGGCCGCGTAGATACGTGAAGTTGTTCGACCAAAAATAACTCTTGAACGCGTCCCAAAACCATTCGCCATTTTGCATGTTCCACCGGACACGGAGCGCGCATAATAACGCGTCGTCCTCATTGGCGCGGTTCCAATTGCGGTTTTCGTACTCTATAACGTGGTCTATGCCCGTACCCCATAAGTCCTTTATAGTCAATTTCTTTAGGTACCGCACGTCAATTGTCTTTCCGAGCGTGTAGGTAGTGGGCATAATAGCCTCGGTAGGGTCTGCATCATCGGCGGGTTCGGCCACTACCGGAAACGTTACGCCCGGTGCCGTCGCAAAGGGGTAGTATATGTCTACATCTTGTCCGGGCATTTTGATTTTCGGCGGCTCGGGTAATGATGCCTGGTTGCCCGGTATCGTGTGCCAGTAGGTTAGGTCACAATGGAATACACCCAACACGATAAACTGTGCGCCCGCACTCGTATTGCAAAGGAATAGTAGACTGGACTCCGCAGTTAGCTCGGTGGACTTTTGACGGTCCGCGGGCGTCATCAGTGGGCAGACAAAAGACATATCAAAATCTATCACGTCCTCGTAGGGCAGTTCGAACGTATGTACTGCGCTGCCCTGGTTGGTCACTACGACGGTTACGGTTTGTCCTACGCCGGAAATCTTGTCCGGGTATATCTTAATCATCATAGGGCGGGTGGGCCATACGGGTAACTGCCTAGGGTAAATTACCGTCTGATTCATTACGCCCTGCAATTCCACACCTGCAACGGGTATTGTTATCTTCATAATTACTTGATGTTTAAAGTGTCAATAATCGCATATCGTATTATAGTGATGATATCTTTTTGGAGCGCCAGCACCCTTGCAGGGTTAAGTACATCCGACACCACGCCGCCGGGGTTGTGGTCGTTGGGGACCTTTATGCCCTCCTCGCCTATCATCTTGGCGATAGGATATGCCGCTTCAATCGGTATGTTAGCCCCTTGGCGGTTCTTGTCCTCAATCCACCGTTTGATAACGGATAACGGCGGTCGCCTTCCGGGCACCCGTCCGCCTTCCATTGCACCGACATAGCGCGGCGCGGTTATCTTCGCGTTGTTGCCGCTTACAGTAAGTTTCAGTTCGCGACCGAAATTACCGGAAGCGACCAGACCCTTCTGTATGTACGACTGCTCGATATCATCCCTTAACTTAGTTAGTAGGACTTCTATCTGTGTTATCGGATTCGCTGCCATTACTCGGATATATTAAGAGTTATTTCCCACCCCGATTTGGGACTATCGTATATATTTTGTCTCTTGACCACATTTGCGGCCCCGCTAACGTAGTTACAGCCCGCCTGCCTGGCAATGTCTGTAATAACGGTGAAAGTCCTGTCTAGGACCTCTATTTCGTCTACATCGCTACGTAGGTAGTGGGACGTCCCTAGCACCTGGATAAGTACGTTAATTCCGAACGGCTCGGGGGCCAGGTCGGAATAGGTCTGCACGCCCCCGGGCATATCGACAAAGACGAAATCGCCTGTTATCGTATTGGCCCGTACGTTGCGCGTGTACTCATCACCGAAAAACACGGGTAGGCCGTGTCGGCCCGCCCATGTTGCTACATCATCTAATACCCCTTTAAAAGTCATATTCTGTCTTTACATTATCATCATACTCGGGTGCGTTCACGTCTGTAATAGTACGTTTCCCTGTCCAGGTCTTTACTACGTTACCCTTGTAATTTCCCGCTAGCGTAATAGCCCCGATAACGGTTGTGTTCGCCTCGATACTAGCGTTATCCTTCATAACAAGAACCCCTCGGCTAGCTGCCATTATCTGCCCGGTTGCCGCGACCTTCGAGTTACCAGACATAACCACGCCCGAACGGGTGTTAGCTTTTCCTTCTATAACGGCGTTATCCCTCATAATGAACGATAGGTTAGTACTCGGTGTAGCCACCGACCCGATAAACTTGGCGTTTCCTTCCATATGAACAAGCGCACACGCCCCGGTTAATGCAGTCGGCGCAAATACCGCTTTGTCCTTCATGTACACCGTACCCACAAAATCAAGTGATGCCCATACAGCCGGGTTGTAGTACACTACGGAATTACCACCAAAGTAGCCCGAACCCGTTACACTAGCGTTTATCAATGCGGCGTTATCCTCTACGCGGATGCTGCCCTTCATGTTAACCGCCGTCTTTCCTGTGTTAATAATCTTACAACCGTTGTACACCGTTACGGTTATGCCTGCAAGGTCTTCCGGCGTAATCGCTGCGTCCCCTGTTTTACGGAATCGCAAAAATGCCGTTGTCTCCTTCAGATACGAAGCCGATACGGTAATCGAACCAGGCGTAACACTCCACCCCGTAGCAACTGTTATTGCGTTATTGGCCGGGTTTACAAATACGAACGAAACATTAACACCGTTAGGTATGTTGTCGATTTTAAAACCGGTAGCACCGTTTGCTCTGACGGGGGTCGGCATCGATACGCGAGAAGGAGACTGAACAATGCCCGTAACGATTTGGCCGACTACGCTTGCGTTGAAGTCACCTTGAACCGCACGCGGCTGAACGTTCAGAACCTGCGCTCTAGTGTGCCCCGGTACCTTGTTACCGAATACATTAGTTCCGGCAATTTCGAATTTACCTCTGATATATGCATCTTTGTAAATTGTGGTATTGTAGGAATTAGCCCCCATAGAAGTAAGTCCCGCTACACTATCGTAGGCCTCAACCAGGCACCCGAATGTCTTGCTTACTGTGTCGTATATTCGATACATACCTTCAACCTCGGAGCTAACCAACAGGTAACCCGTTCCGGATATGGTTTTCCCTAAGTCTACGCTAGCTTTCGCAAAGTCGATATCTGTATAGATGTTCTTCGCTTGGGCGTTGTGGTAGAATATTCCGTTCGGTACATTGCACCGGGTGAAGATGAGCGGCGTGTTAGCGGAAACTGCCGTGGTAATAGTCGTCGTAGGGATTGTCCTATTAGTATAAGCCACCGTATCGCAGTCGGTAAAGTTGAACGCCGCTCTCACTGCCGCGCTCGGGTCACCCCAGGCAAATGTTCCGTCAAGTAACAGGCGCTTAACGTTTTTAAAGGTCCCGGTAATAATGCTTAATGTTGTCAATTTGGAAACCGTTACGTTGCAATGGTCTATATCGGCAAAGACCCACATAATGCCGTTTCCGCCTCCCGATTTGTTGATTGTCAAAGTCGACGCGGAAACACTCGATTTAAGCCCCGCAGCAGTAGATGACTTGCTACTAGGATTAACCTTAGTTGCAACCGTCATTGCGCCAGTGTACTGAAACTCTATGCGGCTGTCGTTAATGTCTAGGTAGGACTCAATCGCAACAGAGGGTAATGTTACATTTGCCGCTGTGATATCCGCCGGAACTATTGCGGCGTCCGATGTTTTGCGGATTAGGATAGCGATATAGTCCGCTCCGGAAATTGCCGCGGTAGCCCCCCACGAAGAAGAAATAATGAGGCGTTTATTCGAATCGTAGCGCATCGCCCGTACTTCATACCCTTCTCCTGATACCGTTATGTTACCCGCGGATTTTCCCGTGTATATTAGCGATTTAAGTCTAATAACATTTGCATTGTTAACTTTACTCTCTTCGTAGGCGGTGCCCAGCGCAACATTAATAGAACCCTGTTCAACGTCCGCTACTGCGAGTTCTCTGGCTACTAGTGCGCCCGTCACAAAGTCATGTGCTCCGATAAGTGCGGAAGCCCCCGTGATGTTAACGAATGGTCTCGGGTCGGTTACATCGGCCTCGTATCCGTTCGTGTCTACAATGCTATCGCCCGATACACGAATAGACGGATAGTTAAGATTACCGCTAAATATCCAGCCGTTACCCTCCTGTGACAGCGTGTTCTCATCGTACACAATGCCGCCCACGTCCCCTATATTGACGTAGCGCCCTTGTACGTGAAAGGAGCGTAAAGCCTTGATACGCTTTTTGCTCCCGTCCATAATTATCTCATACTTTTTAATCATAAATCACTTGTTAAAATGTTTCTTTATCTCCGCCTTTTCCTTTTCAATATCCTCGTGCCTTTTCGCCAGTGCTAAAATAGCGTCCAGGTAATTAACTTTTTTGGCTTCCGCGAACGAGCAGTTGAACGCCTCGGCCGTAGCCTGTACCAAAGTCAAAATGTTCTTCGCCTCCTTCAGTTCGTCCGCCTCGGTGTCCGGGCCTCCTGCGCCCTGTGGGAACAACTGTTTTTCCAGCGCGTCAGCCGCTTCAATTTGCTCCTTGATGTACTTCATCGTAGCCAGCAGGTGATAGATGTTATCCGGCGAATACTCTGCGGGCTGGTGCTCATCGAGCGTGCACCACTTCGTAACCTTCTCCGTTGCCGTCTCGGCTCGTCTCGTCTCTATCAACTGCCATAATGTCACCTGTTCAATGCTCGGCAGCGCGTACATCACGCGGCGGTTTTTGGTTACGAACCGGTCGGCCTGTACGTACTCCGAGACCTTCTCCAATAACTTACTTTGCTCGGAAGTCAGCCGACCTTCGTAACACGGGTGCAAGTTACATATAAATTCTAATTGTTTGGCGTTATTATACCGACAAAGTGCATAGTAGATGCGCATTAGCGCACGTTTCACACGGCCCTTCACGGTATTCGGGCATGACATCAATACGATATCCTCGAGCCCTTTAAATTTAATCTTATTCATATTCATCGAATTCTAGTTGTTCCACTTGTTCGTAATATAACCACTCTTGTTCATCGGTCCCGTCGTACTGTACCACGACACCCAATACGTCAGACTCCAATACCGTTCCGGTCCTTCCGTCCTCGGTAACCTGCACGCGCTCGTATATCTGTATCATTGTGCGGCGGCTTTAGGTCTGTATTTCCGTATCAAGAAATCAACGCCGTAACGGATAGCGTCCCATGCATGGTTGAAGTTATCTATCGGCTCGTTCGTAAAGGTGTCGGTCATCTCGTCCTTGACGTATGAGTAATTGTCGGCCTCATCCAGGATATCCGCGCTACGCTTCGTCACGTGCAACTTGAATTGCTTCACCTGCTGAATGCCCGCCTTGACAGAACCTTTGCCCTTGACACATGGAATTGTCTTGCAGCCGTGCTGCCGTATCTCCACGATACTTTTCTGTTCGGCACTGTCGCACACGGTATAGACGTTTTGCAGCCCGTAGTCCTTAAGAGTGTCCGCTATCGTGCGGTTAAGCATTTTGGTACGGTAGCACACTTCGTCTATGTACAGGTCCCAACCTCTCATGTAGATATCGACAATTGCGGTAGGGTCGTTCTGGAAGCCGAAATCAAGCCCGACACAGCGTTTTGTATCCTCGCCCGTTAAGAAGTCCGGCAGCGTCTCAATAACCTCAATTTCGGGATATACAAGGCCTTCAAGCCCGCCCGTTTGTCCTTCTCCATATACGCGCCACCAATTCGGGTCCTTCGCGTTCCGTTCGATAGCCTCGATTTGTTGTTCCGTCAAGAACGGGTTGTCCTTGTAAGTCGAGTGGATAGTAACGTACTTGTCCCCTGTGAAATCAGTCTCACCCCAAAAGCGGCGGACCGGGTTAAAGTCGATAATCACCTTTAGCCGGGTACGTACGTCCAATTGGCGGAAAATCTCCCTAGGTATCCTTTGCGCCTCGTTGATGAACAATATATCGCGCGCCGGACCGTGGACCTTGGCCGCACTGTCACACCCGAAGAATTCAATGTATACGCCTTCCTTGACGGTGTATATCATATCGGACTTGTTGAACGCGCTGTCCTCCCAGACCCCCTCGTCTATCAGCATGTTTGTAAAGTCACGGAGCATACCGCGCTTGACGGCCGGCAGCGTGTCGGTAACACAGCTAATCATTAAGGGCTCGGGACTTTCCCGCGCTATCAAGTAAAGCAGTTGTAAAGTGCTCCACGTCTTAGAAGAACGCGTACCGCCCTTGCTTGCTATTCCGCGAATGCCGGGATTCATTAGCGGCTCTATCATTTTATCGAATACATAAGTACACTTCATTTAACCCCCTTTTCCTTTGTTTTCCGAGCCTTTGTGCTCTTTCTTGAACTCCTTTAGCTTTTGCACCCTTGAGACCGTCCTAGGGTCTGAAACCTGTATTGTGAGGCCTCCCTTAATCTCTTTGCCACCCGTGGTGTAATCGAGTGCGGTCTTGTGCCCTCTCAATGCGCGAATGTAGTTCGGGTCGAAAACCTGCGCGGCCGCCCCGGCGTCCATATCCTGGAATATCATTTGCCGGATATTGTCAATTGCTTCAGCGAACGCCCTCGACGCCTCTAGCCCGAACTCCTTATAGTTGTCTTCATATATCTGCCGGCGTACCGCCAAATAGTTAGGTGCCGCACCAAGGAACGCGCAAAAGTCCGTTTCGGTCATAAGGCGCTTCCGGGGAATTTCCAGGAGCGTGCCTGCCATGTTACCGGACTTAACGACGTCAACCGCTATAATAGGGTGTCTATCTATCCAATCCTGGTACATGTTAAATGCCTCTAGAAGGTCCTCCGGTTCTTGCCAAATCGGAACCGCCCCCCAGCGCCGGCGGCATATCTGAAATACGCTGTTACAGCCGTTTTCCTCTGCCGGGTCCAGGCGCGTGCGGGATTTATCAAGGCGCGCCTGCGAAACCACGTTTATCGCCACCCCGTCCGGCCCACGTTTCACCAATGGAGCGGGCGCTTTTTCGTTCTTATCTTCTTTTGAATTTTTCATACACTATTATTGCTTCTCATTTATTGACAACAAATATACGGCTTTCCCTCCTCAAAATAGGGCTAAATGCCTATAATTGCATCTTGTGTCACTTAACTATCTGATTATCAAGTTATAAGGTTTTTGTGTCATCAATGTCACATATGAATAATGCCACCTAACGTACTGTGGCACAGCGAGTTAACCCCAAACGTCACAGATTCACAGATGTTTTCCTATTAGATAAAAACAAGAATATTACTACCTCAATTTAATATCAATTAACCTATACTAATATATATCAATTCACAATATTAATAATCATCTTTTTTATCTCTATACAATATATCTATGACATCTATGACATTAGTACTAACTATAAGTAAATCAGTGAATTAGGCGTCACAGTAAAAAATCTTTAATTAATGCCGCAAAAAGTTTGTAGTCTGATTATCAATGACTTAAGCGACGTAAATAGGCGTCACAGAGGATTTTTATTGTAAAGTAAATTAGTAGAACTTTTGGTCAAAACGTTAGTAAAACGGCCCTTTTCGAGCATTCTCTCAAAAAACTTTTCGCCGAAATGACGCCTTATGCATTTTCTCTCAAAAAACTTTTTTGTCAAAACATTAGTAAACTCGCTTTTTCACTCGAAAAGTACGTTTTTCAAAATGTCTCACAAAAAATTTTGCGGATTTCAATTTAGCATCAATTAACTATGTTTACTAACGTTTTGACAAAAAACTTTTCTCTCAAAATCTTTGCTTTATGATAAAAACCACATTCGCAAAGTTTTTTGAGAGAAAAGTTTTCTAAGTCATTCCGCTACTTTTCCATTAATATCTCGTGGAATGAACCCATATTTACCCGCCCATTCGCGTAAATTTTCGTTACGACACCTTAACGCCCTGCACGGTTCCCGTTTTTCCCACTTGTGAAACTGCCACATCCATTCGTCCAGGGATACCGTTCCGTCTTTATAATAGTTAAGGCGGTAAACCGGGTTTGACTCTACCCGCCCCCTATACTTTAGCTTCCATGTTCCCGGGCACCACATCCGCGGGATATCCTCCTTATTGAACTTATCCAGGCGTTCGCGTTCCGGATTCTTCAGCAGCATTGTTTCAATAGTCGGTATCCGGTTCGGCTCGGTACGTGTGTTCCTGTCATCACGGGTTGTTGCAATCTCGTATATGATTTGCGGCAGCGCCTCGCATACCGCCATTGCCCTAACCAGGTTGTAAGGGAAGCCTTTCGCTTTCCGGTAATAGATGCCGTTCGACTTGAAGAACTTGAATAGGAAGAACTCATTTACATTGAGTATCGTCGCCAGGTCTTCGACTACGAATTCCAGCGGTTTCTTTCTGCACTCTGATTGTCTTTGTCCCATAGTTATAAACTTAATAATGTTAGAAATGCCAGCCCCGCAAAAGTAAACGCCAGGGCCGTGGTTAGTAAAATCGCTATAAACATTCTCACTGCTAGCCCGGGCAAATCTTCCGGGCTGTTCATCCATTTTAAAAACTTCCGTATCATAGTTTCAGCGCCTCCCTTATCTTTCCCAATAGCGCGTACATCTCGGTGCGCGTCAATGTAAGTTGTACATCCGGCGCATTCTTCCGGCATATCGTAAAGCCCCCGGACTTACTGCCGTCCGGTGATAGTCCCCGGTATATCACAATTTCCTCGGCTTCCGCCTTATCGATTTTCTTGCGCATATTGTATTGCGCTTGTTCTGCTCTGTACAATGCGGTCTTAAACCGTTCCGTAAATGCGGTTCGTCCGGTCGCTTTCTCCATTTCCCTCATTTCCTGCTCTCTGAATAAATGTTCCATATCTGTCATAACGTTATAGTTTAAAATATTAGTTTGATTAAGTAATGTAATACGTAATTGCCCAATAGCCACCAGGATAGTGCCGCCCCTACGAAACCGCCCACCGCGGTGCTTGTAGCGTCCACCCAATCGAATTCTCCGCCGTGCTGCGCGTCTTTGAATTCCATGCCTAGCGCCAGCCCGATAGCCAGCCAAAAGTTTATAGCGCCCGCCGGGATAGCGTACAAGAAATGTTTCCAGCGGTTGGACTCAAGGAACCACCCGAACAGTTTAGAAGTGAACGGCCTTTTACGCTCCGTTACTTCCGGCGCATTAACGCTTTTTTCCGGTACGGGTACCTTGTGCTTGAACGCTACGAAGTTGGACGGTATTAATAACCGCTGTACCATATCATCGCTAGCGGGTTCGAATTCCTTAGACGTTCCTCGCACGGGTTCGTACAGGTGTACATTACATCTATACTTTCCGTCAAACTGTGAGCCCTCGTAGACGAACTTTTCGCCGTCTCCCAATACTACCGTATCCCCTACGTGATACTCTGATGTGAATCTTTCTTTTTCCATTATTCTACTATTTTAAAAATTAAGTCTTTATCTATCATTTTCCCTATCTCTACACACAACCACCCCCGAGGGCTTTTGCAGGGTTCGCCCCTCTTATGGAACGCGCACCCCTTGCACAATTCTCCTTGCTCTTGGTATACCGCCTTGTAGGTTACCCCTTCATGCTCCTTGGTATCACCCGCGGAAAACTTTGTTAATGTATACTTCTCCACATCTTTATGATTTAAATAGGTGACTCAATATATGTTCTATAACCTTTACCGTCCACCCGTTACCGCACATTCGGAATATCCGAGTGTCCGACACTATCCACTCGTACCAATCCGGTACGGTCTGTAATCGCGCGCACTCGGTAGGCGTTAACCGTCTTATCCGGTGTTCGGGACTAAATATTAACTGCTTGCCGTTCGTGCATAGCGTGTCGCCCTTCGATGAGGCAAACCGGATAGTTCCTATATCGCTTATGCCGGACTTCTTATTGTCTCCCCTGTGGGGTCTTATTCCGTCCTTATTGAATGACACATCTACTACACGGGAACTCATCTCTTTCAGTACGGCCAGTAGATTATCTTTGCCGTCCTTGTAACAACGTTGCACTACGGTATTCGCTTTCCCTTCCGGCGAAACCACACACGCGCCGAAACCGTTTCCCTTTTCAGCGTTAACCCTGGCGTGATTAGCCATACCTTCCAGGGCTCTATCTGACACGTAATACTTTTCATCTACTTCGTCCTCCAATATATCGCGGATTAATATACCTTCATCTTTCGGTTGGGGTATCTCGGCTATGTTGGTCCAATACAATCTTTTCCGGTTCTGCGCGGATAACAGGTTGCTGTTAATCATAACGGGTTCCACTCCGATAGCCTTGGTTAACACGGCTTCCCACTTCTTCGACATCTTAACGTTTTCCAGCAGGAACTTGACGTCGGGGTTATATTTCCGTATGTCTGTCAATATGCGCATATACTCCCAAAACAGATACGACTGCCCTTCAAACTCAAAACCCATTTCTTTGAGGTCGAGGTAGGTTTGCAAGTCGGTTATATCTACCTTGTCGGTCGTTACCATTCCTACCCGTTTCCCGGCGAACGAAAACGACTGGCACGGGCTTCCGCCTATAAGCAAATCTATCTTATCCAATTTCGATACGTCCACTTTTGTAACGTCCCCTAGTTGGATAGTATCCGGGAACACGTGCGTAGTCTGCTGTATAGCGAACTTGTCCACCTCGGAAGCGTAGTACTTATCCGGGAAACACCCGAGTCCGGTTAACGCTATCTGTCCGCAACTCATCCCGTCGAATAAGCTCAATACATTCATCTCTTATACTTATTAATCAGTTCCTTAACTATGTTCATTAATCCGTCTTGTGCCGTCGCCTTTCCGCTTAGCACTTGTATTACCCGCTCGTCCACGGTTCCCTTGCTTATTAAGTGGTGGACAAACACGCTATTCTTCTGTCCCTGCCTCCACAAACGCGCATTGAACTGCTGATATAATTCCAGGCTCCACGTAGCACTGTACCAGATTATGCGGTTACCGCCCTTCTGCATGTTAAGCCCGTGTCCCGCGCTCGCCGGGTGTGTTACTAGTACGGGTATCTTTCCCTCGTTCCACTCCCTTACATCGTCCACGGTGTTAAGCCTACGCGCACCGAACGGCTGCAAAGCCTTCATTATCCGGGCTTCCTCGTGCTTAAAACCATAGGCCACCAACACGGGCGAACCGTTCGCCGCCTCAACCATTTCTACCAGGGTCTCCAACTTTTCATCATGCACGTTGTACACGTCCCGCACTTCATCATAGACCGCGCCCCCCGCGTATTGCAGTAACTTGTTTGTAAGGGCTGCGGCGTTTAGCGCGGTGATTTCTTTGGGGTCTCCTCCGGCGGCGTCAAGCAGCGTTAGAAGTTGTTCTTCCTCGAACTTGTCGTATGCCTTCTTCACCTTCTCGGATAGCTCGACATAATTGTTAATGTACGTCACTTCCGGCATATCCAAGAAATCAAGTGCTTTCATTGAAAGTGTGATGTCGGATATCTTTTCCCCTATCACTTCCTCGGTATCGGCCAGCGGTTTGTACTCGTAGATTATCCCGGCGTTCTGCCGTCCCGGTCGGAAGTAGTTGGCGCGGTAATCGGTTATTGTCTTACCTAACCTTTGCCCGCCGTCAACAAGGTACATTTGCGCCCATAGATCGATAAGTCCATTCGGCGCGGGCGTTCCGGTCAGACCCACGACACGGTAACAACTGCGGCGGATAACCTTTGCCGCCTTGAACCGTTTGGCGCTGTGGTTCTTGAAACTGCTTAACTCGTCCAATACCAGCATATCATAAGGAACCTTTTGCCCGCCCCACATTTGTAAGAGCCATACGAGATTATCCCGGCTAACCGTGTACACATCCGCTTCCGCCCGGGCCGCTGCTTCTCTTTGTTTGGCCGTGCCCTTAATGACTGATACGCGTAGGTGGCTTAAATGGCTCCATGCGTTAACCTCGTCTAGCCATGTCATTTCCGCTACTCTCTTGGGGGCTACTACCAATACCTTAGTTACTTCAAATCGTTCTATCAAGTCAGACACGGCCGTTAATGTGGACACGGTTTTCCCTAATCCCATATCGAGAAACAGCGCGGCGCACGGGTTGTTCTCGATATGGTTAACGGCCGTTATCTGATACTTGTGTAACTGTGTACGGTCTAACATTATTCCCCCTTGCTGATTGTTTGGAACACTACGTTCTTCTCATCTTCTCGGTAGTCTTCGTCACATTGGAAGTCAAGCCCCTTGCATTCGGGCACGCCTTCTTCGTTGATACTGTAAAATGCACATCCCTTACAGGTGTTGGCGTTCGCCTCTCTTACTACGTAGGTCGTTCCGTCCTTCTCAAATGTGGTGCCTACACACATATAATTACTAGCTTTATTACTCATGTCATTAAATTTTTAATTGTTATTATATTATTCCTATCTTATGTAACTGTGTACGGTCTAACACTGTTCGCCCGTTTCTAACGGTTCGTACACTACGTTCTTTCCGTCCTCCCGATAATCCCCGTCACAGGGTAAAAGTACCCCCTTACATTCCGGTTTACCTTCGGGAGTGATATTGTAAAACGCGCACCCCGTACAGTCGTTAGCGCTCGCCTCTCTTACTACGTAGAGTTTACCGTCCTTCTCAAACGCGGTGCCTACACACATATAATTTCTATCTTTATTAATCATGTCATTAAATTTTTAATTGTTATTATCTCATTCCTATCTCGTCCATGTACAACTCGTTCGCGAGGTCTTTCCGTGTGAACCGTTCCGGAAACAATTTAAGTACTTCGTCTATTACGTCCAAGATATCCGGAAACTTTGACTTGATACCTAGCAGGTCGCACAATTCCCTAGCCGGGTCTCGCTTGAACACTTCGTCCGTGTACACCTCCCTCAATTCGTCAATACCCTTGCACGGGGTCGTCGTTAGGTCGTTGAGGCCCCTGCGGGTGTGTTCCTTCCTTAGTATCCGGTCGGGTACCTCGGACAACAAGTATTGTTGCAAGTTATCCGGAAGGGCCTTAATAGCGTCCCCAATTGTGTATCCCTCGGTTGGTGTCCCGTGCGCCATAGCCTTAACCAGGTGCCCGAACTGATTCACGCGGTCTACTTTAAGTTTCTTATTAAATTCTTCCATGTCTCTAGTAATTAATAATCCGACAATAGTATAATATTCTCTACGGGTACCGTTACGGTCTTATGTCCGGTAGCGTTCGTATAGGCGCCTGGGCAATTGCATCTGACAACTACTTCCCGCTTATCACATAGGTTTTTTCCTAGTATCCACCCGGTGTACGTTCTGTTATCTCGTGAAAAGCAAATCTCTTTCGGCGTTCCGTCCCTCCGTGTGGTCAGGTCCATAAGGGATAGCGGCGAGACGCCCTCCATAATGTTACGGGCAAATATCGTTGCACGGTCTGTCATAACAAGGTGGTACTCTTTATTGTATAGATATGCTTCCAGATCCTTAAGGGAGTTGAATCGTTTCCATTCCATTGTCTTTACATTGGTCGCCGCAAATATGTTATGTAGTCCCGCATGTACGAAAACCTTTAGATACTCATTTCCGTTACTGTATAACTCGTTATAGTTTCTTTCTGTGGTCTCCATATTATTTGCCTCCTATTACTTTAGCCATTGTTAATAATTCCTTTCTGCTCACTGCTATGTACATAACACCCCCGCGTCCGTATATCTCCCAGGCGCCATTAAACTTTGAATAGGTAGCCGTATTACCGTCCTCGTTATTAAGATTGACTCTTTCACCCTTTGTCGGTTTATATTCCGATAGAGACGTTAAGAGGGCCACAGCGGCCTTTTCATCCCCCAGGGGGATAGTCAGAGTATACGATGAAGCATTAGCGCTTAGGGCGGTTATCTGATACGTTACCGCGCCTTCCTTCTCTGCCTTGATTAGCTTACAAACTCCCAGGCGGAACGACTTAATCGTTTCCAATTTCCCTGTCTGACTTGTTACCTGTGCCATTGCACTAACTGCAAGCAAAACTATTGCTAAAATACTAATTAATTTTTTCATGATTCTAATTTTTAAATGTTACTTGATTGGTTTACTTTAAATGTTTTAGGGGCTATTCGTAGAGCGTATTCTATATTTTCCATGGTAGCCTCCCAAATGATAGTCTGCTGTTTATCTAGATATTGAAATCTCCTTGTGTACGGGCTTATCTTTTTTATCTGCATTATCTCCTCCCTCGTGCAGTCCTTCATAGCTGCTAGCAATTTTTGCATTTTGAGGGAACTCCGTTCCAGCTCTTTCTTTTTGGGCTCACCGAAAAAGCCCCTCTTATTCCAAAACCGACGGCGGGCCTTTATATCCACCTCGGTTAATTCTCCTTGTTCGTACTTCATATCTTCTAATTTTAATTGGTTTATTTCCTTTTGACACTTCAAAGATACGGATACTTTTCGGACTACAAAACTTTTAGTCAAAACATTAACATTCGTTATACCGTTTCATTCGTTATTAACGTCTAGTAACTTATCAACCCCCGAAACCGCCTCTTTCCATGTCTCCGGGCTATCCACTACCAACACGGTAAACCCTAGTTTCCGGATTCGCCCTATAATGTGCTCCTGTATCCTGGTCGGTTTCTTTCCGGTGCTTTTGAACTCAATGAATAGCGCACGCCCGCCGGGCAACAGGTACATACGGTCGGGTAGCCCGTTAACAAATTGGGATAGCAATTTTACTGCTATCCCTCCTTTGTCATTAACGTACTTGGAAAATGTACGTTCAAATACCTTTTCACTCGTCTCGTACGACTTCATTGCTTCCCTGCTTTACTATCCGTATAACGGTATTGTTAGCTATCTTGCATGCCTTCCGCAGTGCTACATAATTGGTACGGGCTATGACCGCCTTACCCCATGTTAAGTTACTGCACCCCCTTAGGGTGTTCCACTTGTCCGACTCCTTATCGTAGACCTCCAATCTGTACACTCCCCTAAAATGGCCGTTAAATGACTTGTCCGGCGTTATACGGGTGGCGCCGTCCCTAGGTCCTCTTAACTTCTTCTTGTTACTCATAATCTTATTATTTAATGATTAGTACTTTATTCCTTCTCCCTGTACGCTATTATCACCCGTTTCGGCGCGCCGAACGCAAAATCACGTAATTCGTCTTTTACGCGTAACTTCGCCATATCGCGGACCGTCTCCACATTATTAACTTCATGGGACCCGATAAGGGCGGTTAGTTCTTCCCCTTGGTACTGGACTACTTTACCGCCTTCGAATATAACGGTCACTTTTAAAATTTCAAACATAATTTATATATTAGTTGTTGGTTCGCAAAATATTAATATAAACGCTACAAACGCGACCACCCAAAATAGGTACGTTAAAAATGTAAGTATATTCTTTTTCATATCTTTAGGGTTTTTATAGGCGGGTCGCCCCGCCCCGGTTAATGATTACTTGATTATTACACATTCTTTGCTGTTAATCTTCTCGTCCTGTATATTTACGGCTACGTACTTTTGGCTCTTAAGGTCGTACAGAACCGCGATAGTGTTACACCCGTTAGCGGTGTTATAGTCGTTGATTACGTTCACGAATTCGTATATCTTATTACCTAATGATATCTTAACGTTGGTTTGTCTGAACAAATCGAATGTTACCACGTAGCTAAATCTCTTCTTTTCGTCTATTACTTTAGTTGCCATATCTTTTAATTTTAAAGGGTTATTAATTTCTTATCGACACTACAAAGATACGGATACTTTTTGAACTACAAAACTTTTTGAGAAAAAACTTTGTAGATTTAACACAAATAAATAAAAGGAAACGTTTCGCAACGTCTCCCTTCTGAACTGTAAACCCCTTAAATTAGTAGTTGGTTGAAATTGAGTAGTATTTGATTCTCTTCTTTGCAAAGATAGTTATTCTTTCGGGATATCCGTGCCCATTCGCCTATAAATTATCTGCTTACCGTAAAGTTTTAGCCGGGCCTGTTTACCGCGCTTCCACCCCTTAAGAGATTTCAAGGCGTTGGCAATCTCCCGTCCCTTCGCGGTTGTGTAGTCCTCTTTATTCCGGCCTAGCGCCTCGGTCCACACCTCGATAAGGCTGCATGTGTCCTTGCGCACGGTCCCTACCTCGCCCAAATCACCATTAAGAAAGTCCAGGCGTTGAGGCAGAAACCTATCTTCATAGTCAGCCGGGAACAATCTATCCAGGTATTCCTCTATCAAACCTTGCAGCGGTGTGCGCTCTGTAAATTCGTCCCTCGTTCCGCCTGCTACCATTTCGGCCTCATCGGACAATGTAAGGGCCTCGCCGAATATGTAGGCGTTCATGGCTTCCGCCCATAGTTGGTCTACAATAGCGTCGAATTGCGGTTCAAAAATGATGTGCGTTTTCTTCACGCGCTGGACGGCTACCGGGAAAAATCGGCGGTTTCCTGTCGCGTCCTTCAAAAATTCGTCGTCATTCGTGGAGCCGAAAAATACGCATTGCCTTTGGTGAGTCTTGACGCGCCGGGCGTATGCACCCCTGTATGTATCTTCGCGCTTTGATATAAAGTTCTTAACCGCCTCGACATCGGAACGCCTCAACGCGGATAACTCGGCTAGCTCCACGAGCCACGCGAACTGTATAGCTTCGTATGACTCTTTGCCGGAAAGACTCGTTAACGAGTCGTTAAACCAACCCTTGGAAAGACGCTGTATTAACGTGGACTTTCCGACCCCCTGCTCGGAGTAAAACACCAGGGCAGTGTCAAACTTGGTGCCGGGCTTGTAAATGCGCGTAACAGCCGCCAAAAGCATTTTGCGGAAGGCCTCCCGGGTGTATGCGTTATCCTCGGCTCCCATGTATTCGATTAAAAACGTATCAATACGTTCTACACCGTCCCATGTAAGGGACTCTAGGTAATTTTTTATCGGGTGGAACGCGTTATCACTGCTCACCTGTTCGATAGCGTCGTTTATCTTTGCATCATTGTAAATGCCGTGCAACCGCTCTATGCGCCCCTTTATAATCGATACGTCCGTGTCGGTGATAAGGTCGCCTTTTTTGGTCCCCTTACGAGTAAAGGAAGGCCGGGTAAATACGATAGTTTCTTTCAGCATGTCATAGGCTAGCAGTCCATTTAATAACGGGTCCGACTTGAATGCGTTGACGAAGTTGTTAACGGTTACCTGCTTGTTTCCTTTTCCGTCCAGGTCCCAAACCAATTCCGTAATGTCCTCGGCGCTGTCTGACTTGGTTTCGTCTCCGTAATCTTCGAAGTCGTTTAAATCGGCATCCGGCGTAATCAAGTCCTTTACACAGTCCTTATCTTCGCAAACTAGTTTGTTCATCGCCTTCGTACTGTCCTCTTTACCCATGTGCCCGAACTTGTGCACACGTACAAGGTCGTAGGCGTTATATGCGTGCCCGTCTGAAATCGGGTCGGTGGCGTGGTATGAAAGGCAAAACAGGTCCTCAAACACAATCATACCACCCACACTATTACCCGCCTTATATGTGTATCTGTCGTTTCCCTGGTAAACCTCGTACACGTCCGATAGATACTTTTCTATGGCTTCCTGCACGGTGTACGCCCGGCAGAACGCGCCCACTAGGCCGGACTTTTCGCGCGGGTTCTGTGCCATTGCCTTATTCACAATCGCGCGGGTCTCCTTCTCCGTGTCAGACTTGAACGCCCAATTATTGATATCCCGCCATTCCTCGCCATTGCCGTACAGCGATAACAGGTAATCGGCGCTAATCGGGTCGCCCTCTATAACGTCGAACACTTTAGGCTGGTCCGCGGAAAGGGATTGCCAATACATCATTCGTTCCGCCTGGAAGGTTGTCGGGTCGAACAAGTCAATACCTATCAACTCGGCCACTTTACGCGCGGCGGCCTCGTACTGCACGGGGTCTTGTACCTCATCGGCGAACGGCACGATAAGGCGGAACCGTCTAGAGGTCTCGCGGTCCGAACGTGTGTTATATATTACCGCGGCTACGCCCGGGAACCTTGCCCCGAATTCAATCGGGAAAAGTTCATCCGCGTAGTCAACGTCTAATGTTATCATAGACCGGGATAACACCGCGCTCTTAAGCCTCCTGGCGCCGGAAAGTTCTCCCGCCATATATCCGCCAACATCTTTCAGATTGGCGCGCGCCGTGCGGTCCAGGCGGTCGAACTCGCGCATAGATTCCGGGCTGCGTACCTCTTTACCAAGTCTTTCCAAAAACTCCTCCCATGTGTATCGGACGGTCGCCCATTTCATTGAGGCGGAACTCCCCGCCACCGACAAAGTATATTTATCCATATCTAATCCTTTTTATAGTAATTACTTATAAATCCTTCCGCGTTCAACGGAATGCCGAACGGTTCGGCCCACTCGGGCGTACTCGCCATAGCTTGGCAAATCTCCTTGAGTGTTACCGCGGGCTCCCCGAAGTCATCTACCGGCACCTCGTTAACTGTCTCATCATGGATATGCCCCACTATATCAACCTCGGGATATCGGGCGCGAATAGTCTGCATACCGTACACTAGTATATCACGGCTCACTGCCTGTGTTAGGTTCTCGGTTAGCTTTCCGCCGTAGGTATCGAGTTCCGACCATTTGCCTGTTAAATCGGTGCCCATGTACGTAATAACGCTACGTTCACGGCCCTTGATACTTTTGGTCTTTATCTTGCATTCCGGGTAAAATAGGCGGCGCCCGGAAGGCAGCAGGATAGCGAGCGAATTGTTTTCCTCGAACCACTCGAAACGGCACACCCATACGCCGTACTGTATTACATCTACGCGGGCTTTGTTGCGTATGCATAGCTTTGCTTTACTTTCAAGAACCTCCCAAAATTCCACGATACGCGGCGACGCGTCCCGCCACCGTAGTATGATATCCTTGTACCGAGCCGAGTCTATTGACTTTTCATAGTCCATTGTTTCCATAGCACCGACCCAACCACCGTACCCTAGAGCTAGCTCCGTTACCTTTCCTTGCTGCCTGTAATGAGTCCCTTTCCCGCACTGTTCCTCGGGTAGGCTAAATGTACGGCTGGCAGATACTACGTATATATCTTTCCCGTTCCGGAACGCGTCCAAACGCCATTCTTCACGGGCCAGACCTGCCAATACGCGCGCCTCGATTGCGCTGTAATCCGCAACTACAAATATCTTTCCTTTGTCCGCTATAAATGCGGTACGGATAAGTTGCGAAAGCATCCCGGGGGCGTCGCCCCAAAACAATTCAAATGTAGCTAAATCGACATTCTTAGCGTCTTCACGGCACGAGTCCAACTCATGGATATAGTTGCGCGGTAAATTCTGCATCTGCACCAGGCGACCCGCAAAACGGCCCGTCCGGCCTGCTCCGTAGTAACGGTACAATCCGTGTACACGCCCGTCCGGGCATACACAGTTAAGCATAGCGGTATATTTTGCATTGCTCGTCTTATTGATGATTTTGCGGGCCTCTAGCACCTCGGTTACCTGGTTGTCATTGCACGCTGCTATAATACCGTCGATATCTTCTTTCCGGAAAGAATTAAATGTCATACCGGAACGGACCAAACAAAAGTCCTGCAATTGCTTGGTTGATTTCAAAGATGAGATGTTATACAAGTCTTTAATATGGTTTTTCAAGCCCTCGCAAAAATCGTTGTTGAGGTTTTCGGCGTTCGTGGCCAGTCTTGTATCCACCTTTATCCCGGTATCATTAATATATTGGTCCAGGGCGTAAACTTCGCGTTCCGAGTCCGGGAACATACAGTACTCTAGTCTGCGGTACGCTTCGCGTTCAGAAAGTACGTCATAACGGAGATAGTCCATAAATTCCTCGGCCTTCTCCGGGTAATCCTTCATGTAGTTACGGTACACACCGTCTTTTTTGCTCTGTTGGGGAATGCTGAAAAACTTTATCAACGCTAGCCCGGTGCCCTTCTTTCCTTCTTTGAGGTTAAGCGCTGCCGATAGCATTTTAAGCGATTCCGGAAACCCTGCATATAGCGCCAGGGAAGCGGTGCATAAAAATCTATTTGCGGGAATATCAACGCCGTAGGCCTTTAGGCACAATCTTTCGAACTGCGCATTGTGTGATACTATTGTATATTGGGGGTCCTCCATTAGGGATATGAATTTCTGCCACCCATTTCTATCTTCTGCAACATCAACTATAACTACATCACTATCCCCAACCGCGTAACCGACCAAAAGTATTTCAAAGTCAAACGACATCGTATATCTATACGCGCCGCCCGCCTTAATATCCTCGCCCGAAAACGTTTCAAAGTCTATGAAAATTGGGTTAATCATTTTTTCTATTTTTAGGGGTTAAAAAATAAGGCCCACCAGCTTCTACTCGGGCGGACCTCGCACATTTGTTATAAAATAAAATCGGTTACTAAAAATTAAATAATAAACTCTGTAAAAATGTTATTCGAAATCGCTCAAACCGTTATCACTTCCTCCTTCATCGTCGAAGTCGTTAACGCTTGCACCCCCGTCTAATCGGTCATCGTCTACAACTTTTTGTATCCCGTTGAGCCCAACGCCGACTCCGCAACTATTGGCGGATTTAAAGTACGAAAACAAACTTAGTGATGCGGTTCCCCATGAACCCGAATACATATCTTCTTTAACCGTTATCGGCTGTTTATGCTTGTCAATAACAATAGGTTTTCCGTTCTTCTCTTGTCTCTTTGCGTTAAGTACAAACATTCCTTCGTACCCTTCGTCACCTTTCTTATCTCCGTCCGTTAGTGGGTTTCTCCAATCTTCCGGAAGGTTACCCTTGAATTTCGGATTGTTCGCCAAAAATTCATCTGCAAGTTCCTTGAGTGATCTCTTAATCTCGTTAACCTGCTTTGTGTCGGTTTTTGGGATAAGTATTGATACACTGTAATAGTTGGTATTCCCATCCATAATAGGCGCGGCCTCGAATACTCTTACATAGGAAAATCTCACATTTTTTAGAATCAATTTCTTACTCATAATTTTTAAATTTTAATTGGTTTTTTAATTGGTTTTTTAATTGGTTTTTTAATTCGATTCAAAGATATGGTTTTATTTTTATATCTCCCAATCGCTTTACTTATTTTAATATTTGTTAGCTTTCGATGTCGAAATCGCTTAGGGCGTTAATCTCGTCCCCCGGCGCGCTATCCGGAACTAACTTAGGTTTGCCCGGTTTGGATTGGACGTACTGTCCGTACTTGGCGGAAAACGCTTTCTTTCCTACCAGCTTCTCGAGGTCTCCGATACCTTTCAACTTGATGTTAAATATCTCGTCTTCCAGGTATTCCCGTAACAGGTCTTGCCGTATCGGTTCCTCGTCCGTTATCACCCTGCTAGACCTTCCCGCAACCAACTTGTACCCGTTCCACTTGTGACCCCTTAACGCCTCATCATACACGTACTTGTTAACGCTCTCCAACCAACTTTTATATCGGTCTATCTTACCGATAAGGTCGGTTATTTCCTCCTGTGTCAGTAGTTCCGGGTATTCGTACCGTTCGAAGTCCTGCATAACGTTTTCGTACTGTTTCCGGCATTGCGCCTTTACAGGGCAAAAGCCGCACCAATCGCCTACCTTTTGCTCGCCTTCCCCCGCGAAAGCCCTCTTAGCTACCGGTTTTAGCACCTTATTAGCCCACTGTGTCAAGTCGTTAACGGAGATTTCCCATGTATCGAAATGATTTAACCGTACTTGTGCGATGACCGTTTTAACCTTCGTTATCGAGGGTTTTTTCTTGAGTGCTCCGAGTGCGTACAACATCATTTGAGTATTGTTTTCCGCCTTCACCTTAACGCCTTCGCCGTACTTCAAGTCGATAATTTCCAGAGTATCGTATCCGACTAACTGACAGTCCACAGAGCCGAAACAGTCCGGCGCATATTCGGAAATGTCTACCCGCTCCTCTAGCAGCATGGCACATGCTCCGTCAGACTTCTCAAGGTTGTAGTTTTCATTCATAACGAAATCGCAATAATTGCGGGCGTGCTTGAACATTTCCGGCTTGAATAGTGGGTGCATCAGGTGGTCGTCTTTAAGTGTCGGCAATTCCTCACCGAACGGGTCCGGTTCCCATACGCCCGCATTCCATTGGGCTAGGCAGTACTCACAAATCTCGTGGAATAGGGTGCCTTCTTCAGCATACACGCTCGTTTCGTTTTCCACTGTTTCCGCTAGCCGGGCCGAGGGTGGGCAATTCATCCAGCGGCCCGAGGAACTAGGGGATAGTAAAGCGTGGTCCCTATCTTTATGGTTTTGCATCATTTTATAGGTTTTCCTCAATGTACTTGATAAAGTCGGCAAAATTCTCGGGCGCCAGGGTCGGGAAAGATGAGGCCCCAACATATCCAAACGCGTCTTTGACAACCTCTCTACGGCCCTTGTTTAACGCCTTCATAGCTACGGCCTTCGCCTGTTCAATAGTCACTTGTTCCTTTGGTTGTTCCGGCTCTTTTACGGGCTCTTTTACGGGCTCTTTTACGGGCTCTTTTACGGGCTCTT